CTGTATCTAGCCTACCCTCTACCGCTTGTACTCCTGTTTGTACATCCGAGGTAGCTGCATAGCTATCTACATACCTAACGTCATCTGCGTTCTGTTTAGAATAATCTGCATTTATCTGCAACGCTCCATTGATAGCGTTACTTCCCAATATATACGCAATCGGTTGAGCAAATCCAATCTGAGGCTCTACATTCGTAAGGAATCCAGATCCATTCACATACAGAACGTCTCCTTCACTCCAGCTCTCAGCTCCACCTTGACTCAACCCACTCCCGGTTGTATCTACACCATTCAACACACCTGTTGAAATGATAGACCCAAACAGACCTACTCCGATGTCCTCTAAAGCTAAGCCTGTAGCTACTCCAGTAGTATGATCCGCTAAAGCCACATTCAGTGCTGACTCGCCTACATTATACCCTGTAATAACTACAGGCTGCCCTTTCAAGACATTCTCTGTAGCTTTAGCCCTCTGATACACAACGTTGGCATGAACCGTATTTGATTTATCCGCTATAGTCTTATTCGTCAAACTCTGAGCTTCTACGGCACCTACGACCTCCGTCACTCCATGAACGCTCGTACTCGCTCTATGCGCCACTGCAGTTGCTACTTCTGCATCTAGCTCGCTATGGACCTCATTAATAGAGCTAGGTAACGTACTCGCTGTCGTATCTAGTGCTGTCGCTACATCAACACTTGTCTTTTCCACATCTGTGAACGCATTAGTGTCTGCATTCGACTCGTAAGTACTTTTAATACCTGTGGCTGTATTCGCATTCAAATACGTATCTTTATCCATGACGACTTCAAATGTAGAACTAGCTCCGCCTCCATCTGTAACAGCAACGACCCAATACTGAGCCCACTTACCATCGCCATCATCCTGTACAAAAACCTTATCTCCTACAGTCAGGTCAGTCAACGCATCTTTAGCCGCTAAATCCGCTACTGTATAGTTTGTACCTAAAGCTAGCTGTGCTGCCAATATAGCGGCATCTCGCTCACTTTCCACGGTAGCTAGGCTCTTCCCTCCTAACGCTTCAGAGTTATCTACAACACCTGAGCCATCTAGATCATACGTAGACTTATACATCAACCCGACTTCATCACTAGCTAATCCATTAGTTACTACGAAATAACCTAGGTTTAATGTCTCGTCCGCATTACCATATATAGTGTAGGTATCTCTCTCGCCTGGGGTAGCAAAGTCACCTTCTAAATCTGTAGTACTCGTACCTTTGATGTGATGAACACTTACTCCGTGCTCTCCGTCTATTCCAGCCTCACCTGTCAAGCCCCTAGGTCCTACAGGTCCTTGGTCTCCTTGCAGCCCTTGAGGTCCGGTATCTCCTTTTAACCCTTGCTCACCTTGAATCCCTTGTATACCTCTAGTACCAGGAGCACCTTGGATACCCTGCTCACCTTGTACACCTTGGTCTCCCTTAACTCCTTTAGGTCCGGTAGGTCCAATAATCCCTTGTTCACCTTGGATACCTTGGATACCTTGATCACCTTTCAAGGTAGGTACTGTAAGAATCTTATTAACATCATCCCAGCTAGCACTAACACCAGCTACTACAGTGATACCTGTAAAATCCTTAGCTTGATCTAAAGAGGCTTTTAAAGCAACTAGGTCTTCAGTAGCGATACTCTCAATATCCGCCAAGTGAAGACTGACATTCTTGATAACATCGTACTTGCTGTCTATCTCACGAGTAATACCGCTACCGGTCAAATTGTTCAGTGAACTGGAACGTCTTGGCATTATACAAATCCTTTTTGGTCTAATCTATTCTTCATAGACAAATCATCTGAGGTGTACATACCCATATCTTCGATACGTCTACAGCTCAACTCAAATCTCTGGTAATGTGTGTTACTTTCTGCTTGTACCTCACCGTTCATAGCTCCGTGAGCCCTATACCCGATATAGTGAAGTAAAGGCTCCACCATTTGTACAGGAAGAGGTAATAACTCCGCGACATCCTCCGAATGATAGACTTTAGGCGAAGCCACGTAAATAAGTGAGATATAAGAACCGGTAACGGTAATAGGTACCTGAACCTGATTCCAGTTAATGGTGTTAATCCCCATAGGGTTATCTTCTTCGTTAACTGGGATCGGCATAGTAGCAACAGAACTAGTTTCAGGTACTTCGTCATAAGCCGCTACTAACCACATAAAGTCATTAGGCATAGTGTATATATCTACGCCATCCTGTAACATGATAAGGTGTTCTTTTGTATCGATCGGGAATCTTTTGTAAAGTTCAATCATCCCTAAATTCATATACCCTAGTACAGACTCCAGGTTGTCTTTTATGGATAGATTACTAAGCTCCCCATTTTTAGCTAAATCTATAACATCTTGAATAGTCATAAGCACCCTAGTTATTTAATAGTGATTCTGTAATCTGTAAAGGCCAAGTAAGTTCTCTACGAAATTCTACCACAGTTGCTACCTCTTTAATAACTTCAAACACAACCGTATAGTCCCCTACAACTAAAGAAGCGGTCTGGACAGGAGCAAAAGCAACAGTAAAACCATCAGCTAGGTTTGGGGATACCACAAGCTTACCGATTAGCACAGAGTTATCGCTAGGATTTAGTACTGCTAGTTCGCCTCTATAATCAGTATAATCAGTAATACCTTCTACCGTAAGCTTAAAGGTATTAGAGCTATCACCTTTCTTACAACGCATTTTATTCATTGTTAATTACTGTCTCTTCTGTTATTTCTTCAATAGTTACGTTAGTTTTAGTACCCGTAATAGTGGTTTCTATTATATCGGATTTAACCTCGATTGTCACTACATTTTCTTTGACAGAAACGTTTATTACTTCAGGCTCTGTAATGACCTCTCCCACACAAACTCCCGTGATAGGCATATCCATAGCTTGAAGGTGTTCAAGTAAAGTATAAGTGCCGTTTTGAGGCAGGTAGCTCCTAGATAAAATAAACTCTTCTAACGTCATACTACCTTACTCAATACAGCATCTCGAATCTCAATAGGGTCATTAGCCCATTGATTCTTATTAGCATAACTGTCTAACCACGCATGAATCTCAGCCTCGGTATTCTTATCCTTAAAGTCCGCAGCGTTAAACGCAGCCCTAACCTCAGCCGGTGTAACGTCATTCAACGCATTCACAGCAGCCAATTACACGTCTCTAACATTATTAGCAAGCTCTTGTCCTGCTACCTCTACCCTTTTAACCTCGGCAAAGGTACTTTCAATCTCATCTATTTTCATGCCTTACCCCTAAAATACTGTACTGCCGCCATTATACACCTCTTTATCGTCTTCGTCATCCCATACGGAAGTCCACATCTCACCATCCTCTCCTATCACAGTACTTTCTACCATAACGTCTTCAGAAGGTTCATAAAGCTCCATCTCACTCAACTGGTTAAGTAGATCTAGGGCATCATCATGGTGCAGAGCCGCTACACCTCCAGCTAAAGTAAACTTACCTAGCTCATGGGTCAATTCCTCTACTAATGTAAACAAGCCTCTATTCTTAACTTCAACCAATTCAGGCTTCGGTAGCCATACTTTACCTTGCTTAAACTTAGGTTGTACCCCTGTAACAAACCTATGTACTTTATCCTTAACAGGTCTAATCCCCGGTTCTTTACTACCAGGCTTCTTAGCAAATTGGAACCAAATATTCCTTTGTAACATCATATCCTGCATAATACTAAGAAAACCACCTTGCTGACCACTAGACTCTATACCAACACTCAAAGGCTTCCACTTATGGACATACTTAAATAAGTCATCAATATTCTCTTGCATAGTCTGCCTAACACACTGACCATCTACTAACAACCAATCACCATTACTTGATATAGCCCAAACCCCTATAGTACTAAAATCTGCACTCTTCTTAGTACTTGTAGCAAAGTCAGTAGAGATATAAAAATTATACGCTCCTTTCTTCTTAGCCACCTGCTCAGGATCAAACCAGTTAATATCTTCCTCATCAACAAGCAATGTACTTAGATCTGTAACCTCAAGCATATACTCTTGATAAAACAACTGTGCAGTACCTGCAGACTTAAACTGGTTATACATATCTAGGGTGTAGGTATAACTGAACCTATCAGGCCATATACTGTCGTACTCCTCTTCAGGTACAGGGAATTTACTACATATAGGAAAGCGTATGACAGAGTAAGCACCGCTATTCTTTAGTTTATGAAGCAAATCATCTTCACTAATAGGTGTACCTATATAAATAATCTTATGTTTAGGAGCCAAAGCAGGTAAGGCAGAAGCAAACCAATTAGTCTCAATAGTCTTACGTATAGTCTCTGACGTAGCAGAGTCATTGTGTAAAATATCATCTGCTAATAAAATACTAGGTCGATGACCAGAAGGACTCCTTGCCCCCCTCCAGTTAACATTCATGCCTTTTCCGGCTACAAACATTTCCACACCGTCAGAGTTAACTAGCTCTATCTCCTTGTCCGTCTGTCTCTTAACCGAAACCACACTAGACAGAAAAGTGGAGTTACTAATCTTACTAGCCACGTTCTTAAAAAACTGTTTAACATTACCTTCTGCACTAGCCCCTAAAAATATAACAAAAGGACACTTACCGAATCCAGGCCACTCCCCTAAGGCTGCAGCATAGATAACGGCATACTCCGCAATAGTACTCTTACCTACACCACGGCAACACTCTTCCAATACATTCTTATCCTCCTTCTCAGGACTAAACAACTTATCCGCCATCTTATAGTGAATCTCCGGACTACTGAACTCTTCATTTCCAGTAGCCCTAATAAAAGCTATAAACTTAAGGGCTTCATCACTAGGTACGTATAGGTTATCCATTTACCACCTCACCATCAATGACATCATCTTCTTTAGGTTTCATATTACCAAAGTCTTCTAGTTTACTGGCTCCGGCTTCCAACATATTCTTCTGCCTAGCTGCCATAACCGCAAGCTGCTCATTAAGCTGCTGTACAGCACTATCTTCCTTCACACCTACATCCAACTCAATCTTCACATTCTCAGGTCCGTTGGTAGCTGCTAGCAACTCCTTAGCTGCATTAATCCGATCTCTATCTAGCTTCCCTGTCTCCATAACCTGAGCCAACACTCCAAGCGCTTTATACCTCTGCCCAGTAAACATCAGATCTAGGGGTACCTGACTCAGCGTAAGGATATCCACCACTAGCTTACTCTTCCTATACCTAGATGCCGCTGCAGTTAGCTCCTTATACTTAGTGGTCCCTGTAGGTTGCTGCATCCTTTCCTGCACAAACTTACGATCCATAAAAACCTTCTTATAAGCCTCGGTAAAGTTCTCATCATTCGTTGTCAAATAGGCACAAAATTTAATAGCATTCAAATACTCAGGTATACTAGCCTTATTCCTCTGCAGTACACTTTCGTAAGTAGTAGCTGTTTTAAGCAGACTCTCCCCCTGAAACTCAGGGTCATCTTTAGACTCATTAAGTAAATCTACAGCTTCTTGTGTAATTAATCTTCTCTTAGAAGGCAACGCCTTTTGCAAATCTTCAATAGATAAATCCTTGTTTTCCATCTTTCTCTCTACGTCTATGTATGTAAAATTCGAGTATAGCATAATTTTAGACATAAAAAAAGCCCGATATATCTCTATACCAGGCCCGGAAAACACAATGTAAATAAATTATGACATCACCATCTCATCTTGTCAACAACTAATCTAATCTTTTTTAAAGTAGCCACCTTATATATAATCAACTGGTTAATATCTGCCTTTGTATTCTCCCAACCAGGCAGGTTTAAACAATCTTCTATATAATCTAGGTGTCTATCTAGTTCATCCCATTCTTTCGTGTCTACTTTGTCAAATCTTACTTTAAACATCTTTACGTTCACAGTCATGCCCACAAGATAACCTAATACTACGATCTTCATCTCTTACAGTAAACTTTTTAGCTTTACCACAAATAGGACATTCCTCAATCTCGTCTTCTTTACCTTCAGCGACTAGCGTACCTTTAACCATAGCCTCGTACGTATTAACAATATGTTCTGGATTCACTTTAAAAAACTCCGTACCACCAGACACCTTCTCTAAAGGGTATCTATACTCTTCAAAAATCTTATGTAGCCTAGCTTCTTTATCTAGGTGTCCTCCCACTTTCTTATATCTTTTTATGTAACACCAAGGGAAGTACCTATACTTCTTCCAAATACTAACCAGTATTTCCTGCACCCTATCCTCCACCTTCCTAGAAGTAACCCCTATCTTAACTAAGGTATCACCCTCTACCTCCATAATCAATATATAGAGAATGCCTTCTTTCTTAGGTTTTGGTTTAGAGACCTTAAACATTAATCATTAAAATCTAATTCGGCTAACGTATCTTCATCCCTATCCATCAGTTGCTCCTCTAATATCTCAAGTATTTCTTGAAAGGTTAGGTCATCACAACTAGGGTGCTCCATATCATAATCCATTATTTCTTCTTCACGTATAAACATAACGCCATTATCCCACACCTTTCTTAAATATACAATTCCGGATACTCATCTCTACTTAAAATCTTAGCAGCTCTTTTAGGTACCACGGCACTGCCCTCACATATCAACACCTTAATCACCTTCCTATCCCTAACTATCTCTGCCTCAAGCTCCACCACATGCCTAACACCTAGGTACTCAATAACCAACCCCTCCATCACACATACTCCTCTGGATATTCTTCGGGATCTAGGTATAGCACTTTATCAGCAGCAACGATCCCTCCAGTACCTCCACTCAGATACTGCAAAAAGAGCAAAATCTCTGTACTTTCGGAAGTCTTCATCAACCCCCCTACCCTACATCTAACATCTTTATGCAAAACCACATCCCCCTCTCCAAACTCTACTCCAGCCATATCTTTACACATCAGCTGCTTCCTTATACCGAGCCAACTCAGTCAACACAGCCTTAAACATCATCTCTTTCCCCTCGACAGTAAGCCCTTTATACTCCCCATATCTAGCTCCGTACCAAGCATACAACGCACTACTCATCGGTAACTCCTCAACACTATACTTAATCCTCTCCTCAAAACTCGAATCCAAAACCACTCCGCTATCTAGGTTATCTCTAACCACCTTAGCCACAGTATTCACCTTATTAGTAACAATCTCTACACCTTTAGTCACACTAAACAGCCTAACACTATCCCCCTCAAACAGCACACTCACCAAATCCGGCCTATGCTTAGCTACATAATTCGCATTAGCCAACGTCCTCCTAGATACAGCCCAAGCCTTACTCACCTCATCTAGCGTCCCTCTCCCTCTAACATACTCATAATGAGCACTAATAGCCTTCTGGGTACCTGTCAAATTCCGCCTAGTATTCAAGCTTTTAACGATCATCCTAACCGCCTCCTTATCTAGGTCCTCACTCAAATGCAAAACATTTAGTTCTCGCCCTAACTCCTTACAAGCTATCTGCCTGCACCTCCCATCCACAATCTTCCCTCTCCAAAGCACTGCAGGCTCTCTCTGCCCATTAACCCTAATATCCTCTGTCAAAGCAATCTGCTCTGCCTCCACCGCTAAAGGAACAATCCCTGCCAACTCATCTATCTCATACATACCAATACTCCAAATAAAAACCCATTATACATAGAAATGCACTATTTGTACACTAATCAGGCAAAAATGCACTATATAATTTAGTAGTATGTTTTGCACTATCACTCAAAATAGTGCAACGGTGCACTCCTAAATAAGAACCATTCTCAACAAAACCGTGTGGGGGGTGATAATATTTATTAGAGGGGTAGTTCTCTCCCCTCCTTTGGAATCTTGAAAAGGTACCCCCCCTCACTTCGTTTCTGGGTCCCTTTTTGCTCTGCATCGGTGGCAATCATGCCTAAACTGTATTGGAGATTATGTCATGAAACTAACAAAGAAAGATTACAATAAAATTGTAAAGGCTTTAACTAAGGCAGGATACAAAGCTGAAGATGTGTACCCAGCACTAGAACAGTCTGGATTTGCTGTAAGCATCAAAGGCAAAGTATACGAAGGTATCTATGCCAGCAGAGTCATCGCAATGATGCATCAGCAACAAGAGAAAGCTATAGCATTAGAACTATAGCCTTAAGCTGGACCAACGAAGTGTTGGTCCTAAAGCTTTTTCTTTTCCACCTTGCGAAGATAGAATCCCTCTTCCCACCCTTCGGGAGGGACCCTATCTTCTTCCTCTTCATTTGTGATATTGTCAGCTAGGTAGTTGGCAAAGCTTAATAATAAGGAGAAAGATATGGAATTAGTAGCATTAGTAGCGTTAGTAGCAGTAATTTTCTGGTGGGTCGGGTTTTTCAAATCTACTAGAAGATTAGCAAACATCGCCAATCGTGGGGCAACAAGCCTAGAGTTAGAGCAGCTGAAGTCGTTAAAAACTAAACACGACCCAGCTATAGTCAAAGAGCTTAAAACATACGCAGAAGAGTTCGACGCTCTGTAGCGTACAAGGACCTAGGTATGTCAGTAAAAGACCTAATAAATAACTAAGGAGAAAGGTATGTATAGCGATACAGACAGCCCAATAGAACCGACGCTTGAGGAAGTGTTGGATCAACTGCAGGAATAGACTAAGTCGAAAGGCTTAGTTTGCTGGTAAGTAAAATAGGATAAGTAAGGAGCAGTAGTATGACAAGATTAGCAGTAATCAAAGTGACAGAAGATGGTCTAGGGACGTTACTAGTGGAAGGTCTTAAGACCTACTTAGGTGAAGTAAACAATAGAACGTTAGCTGAAATACAGGACACTTATAAGCTTCATGGTTTTAAAGTACGTATTGAAAGCACAGATAGGAATAGCGGTATGTAATGTATGAGCTTAGCTGAAAGGCTAGGCTTAAAGGTAAAACAAGATAGGATAGTATGAAAGGTGAGATAATCCAAAAGTGGGGATCTGTCCCTATTTCGTATGAAAAATTAGACAGAAGTGGGGATTACGTGACAGTTTTTAGCTATTTTACGTTTAAATTTGACAGTTTCTAAAAATTTGAAAAATCCAACCACCAAACTAGGCTTATCAGAATACATACACCAACGTACAGACATTAAACTATAGCCTATGACTTCGTAGGTTATGGCTTACTGTCTTAGTAAGATAACATTAATAACTGGAGATATATATGAACAACACATTAGCACAAAAACTACAAGCACGTAAAGAGACACTAACTGCGGCAGCTGAATTCAGCGACTCTGCATTAGACCAACTAGCCCAGAACGAGCTAGGTCAAGATAGTATTGACAAGTTAACCGAACTTACAGACCAAATGCATAAACTGGTCAAGGCAGGTAACAGCAACACTTGGGAAACACCACCGAAATGGGAGCATGGCCCAGTTAACGGTATGATTGGTAAGTTCCTAAGCCAATGGGTTTATCTACCTGATGCTCTTAAATCTCATATGGGGCTAACAATCCCAGCAACAGCATTTACAGCTGAAGACTTACAAGCTTGGGGTAAACTAACCCGTTGTACTCCACTAGGTGAGCTACTACCATCAGAACAACCTGACCTAGATGCAGTTAAATTGCAAGTAGAACTAGTTAAAGCTTACTTGGGTCTACCTTATGTACCTGAGGTTATGTCCCAAGAGCAATGGGATAAGAAAGAACAGCTAGCCGAGATTAAGGCTCAGACCAAAGAAGCAACCATCGCTAAAGCCTTATTAGAGGAAGAGGCAGCTAAAGAGGAAGGAATCGCTACCTTCACTGTATAAATCTTAACTGGAGCCTGACCAGTATAAAACAGGTTAACCAAACAATTTACTAAGGAGAAAGTTATGCGAAAACAATTACTTATGGGAAAGTTACCACTACCAAGTAAGGATAAGTTTGAATTGCATGTCGGTAGTATAGTTACCGATATAATAGAGCAAATGTGGAACTCTCTGTGGTTCAACTATTGTGCCAACTTAGGGACAACCTCGTCTATTTACTGGATGGAAAAGTTAGGTCCTGAGAACACTAAGAGTTACCTAAGTGCCTTAGCTAGTTTACAAGCTTCTGGTTGGATAGTAATGGACACTCGTTCTAATTTCTCCAGTATCGCCTTAAATACGGAAAAACTGCTAGAGTACATTACAGAGGAAGAACTGAGCGAGATTCGTTATTTAAAACGCTTTGATAAATACTTGCCACATGTAGATGAGTCTGTTCAACATGGCTTAGCAGAAGTCTACGTTAAAGGCAAACCAACAGGTCGTAAGCTATCTAGGTCTGGTATGGAAGTAGGGGCTAAGTCTCAATTTACTTTTGATAGAGCAGCCTTAACCAAGCACTTTGATGTAGTAAGAGCAGATGTAAGAAAGGGTATCGAAAACACCTTAGAAAAGCATCCTCAAATGGCAGATGATGGAGCAAACTATGCTGAAATATTAGACGGAGTACTAGAGCACCTAGCTAATGAAACAGTAGTGTGTAACATGGGTGTAAACAAGGTTGATAGCCGTGGAAGAGCTATTAAATCACACCTAGATAAGATAATGAACCCTGTAGGGTTTAAGATGGCAAGAGCCTTATTGGTTATACCAGAATAAGTAATAACAACGCAAAAGGAGAAAACTATGCGTAAAATAGCGACTAAAATAGGTCAGGAAGCTATATTCCTGTTCATAGCCGAACTAAACGGGTACAAAGTAGGTACTACAGACGGCAAGTTAGAGTTTGGTAAAAAGTGTTGGGTTGCAGGTGCTAGACCTCATGATCCACAAGAATTAATATGGGCTGAACGTCTGTATAAGGAGCTGTATGGTTATGAGATAGCTCTATTGGAAGGTAAAGACTACTACTGGTCAGTACCAATCGAACTAGATGTAGCTGCATCAATGTTACAAATCATCGGAGCTTTGTTAGGAGATAAGCAGCTTCTAACTATTACAAATGTGCTTACAGATGGTGAGTTAAACGACCCTTGGGGACAGATTAACAATGTAGTACGTAGTAAGTCCAAAATGGTGTTAATGCGTCAACTGTATGGCTCAGGTCAATCAGCTGCAGACATCTTAGATGCGTTTGAAGAAGACTACACAGCTCAAGATATTATTAATCTAGAGCAAGGTCTTAGTACAGGTGCTTATGGTGTAGCTAACGCATTCAAAACGTTCATTATTAAGAACTGTAATCTAGCTCCGGTAATCTACCCTAAAGTGTGGAATGACCAGCTAGAGGTACCTTGTAATAGACATCACGTACATGGTGAGAAGCCTATAGTGTACTCAATGCTTAATAGTAAAGGATCAGTACAAAAGCTAGTGCACTGGCAGACAGAATCTACTCCTGATACAAAAGCATTCAAAAGATGGACTGTAACAGGTCTAATCCATGGTATTGATGCTCAAATAGTTAATAATATCATGGATAAGTTAGATTGGGCCTTTGATGTACATGATGCAGTTATTTGTAACCCAGAAGACGCTTTAAAGGTTAGAAAACTCTACGCTAAAGAGCTTAAAGCTGTATATGACAATAGAGAAACAATCCTAAACAACTACTTCCGCTCTGTGGGCATCAAAGCTACACCGGACGTTAAAGCTGAATGGAAAGCACTCAAAGAACGTATTGAATCAGTAGAACACTTTGAATGCTCTATGTGGGCTATGAAGTAAGATAAAGTAGCTAGGTAACTGCTTAGCTACAAACCAAATTAAGGAAAATAACTATGAAAATCATTAACTTAACACCACATACAATCAATGAAACTACTACTAGTTCTGAATACAAAGCTAGCGGTATAGTAGCTAGGCTGAACAGTCAGGTGAAAGCTGTAAAAGAGGTAAACGGTATACCTATCTACTCCAAACAATTTGGGGAGGTAGAAAACCTACCTGCTCCGGTTAAGGGTACTTATTACATCGTAAGCGGGTTGATGCTAGACCATGCTAAACGTATGGGTAGAGTAGACCTGCTAGCTCCAGGTGAGTTAGTAAGGAACGAACAAGGACAGCCAGTAGGTTGTAAAGGGTTCGTAATGTAAAAATAAGGTGGATTGGTGGCTATTAGTTACTAATCTGCTTTTTTTTTATTAAGAGGATAGGACATTTTTTTTCTATTTTTTTTTTTCTAGAAAAAGTAAAGAAAACATAAACTTACAGTAAGAGAAACACTAGATTGGTATGAAGTAATAAATATAGAGCACTCTCACGATCTAATAGAAGGTAAACCTCCTATTGAACAAAGGTATACTTTATTTAAACAACTCTACGAAAAATAAGGAGATACTATGCCTATTACTGATAAAAAGATAACAGCTGTATCTTTGGGTACTAATGATAGCCATGAGATTATTTTAATGGTTACAGAGTCTTTTACCTTAGCTGGTGAAGTCTCTTGTAATGGGGATTATTTCCCTGATAGAAATAATATAGTAACAAGACCTGCAAAGGTTAAAGATATCCCTGCTGTATCTAAAATACTTAATTTAACCTAGGTGTCTATCATGAGGTCAGAACTTTTAAAGCTTACACCAAAGCAACAAGAAATGATGCAAAATATCCCAGTAGCAATACATTACGAAGGGGTATTTGAACATATCACTATACTCTCTGTAGAAGATGATTTTAGTTGTATTGGGTTAAGGTGCACTATATGTCCCTTCAACACTAGCTCAACCATTATAACATGTAAACCTGATAAAGAAATCTTAGAAACCCTACGTAATATTGCTAAAGAACAGCACCCACAACTCTTTATATAAAAGTACCCAAAACATACACAGAACTTTTTAAAAAATCGTTATTTTTACATACACTAACCTACATATAAAAGGAGTGTTTTATGGACCTTAAAGAATTGCTATCAGAAGATATGACAATTACGATAAAACGACTTAGAGTAGAGAAAGAACAAGATTGGGTTGCTTCAAACAATAATGTTCCTATCCTAACTATTCCAGAGGGTGTCAAAATCCAAATCTTAATGCCTACTAATAATGCTACAGTCCGATTCTTTGCATTCCTCCCTGATGGAACTAGAAAGTCAATCTATTGGGACGATAAAGGAGCATTAGCTGCTATGGATAAACCTTATTGGGAAGTCTATCCTGTAAATGGTGACGTATCTAGGCACTATGCAGATGATGAAGATGGTCTATGGGAAGCTATAAAAGCACCTATCTAAACTTAATAACTAAAAGGAATACACTTATTTCTATTCATGTACCTAGGAGGAAAATATGAGAAACCCACTTAGGACCTTCTTACATACCTTTTATAAGGCATTTACAGAACACCCATTCTATTCACTCCTATTTGTAGTAGGTATTCTTATTTTTTTCTTAATGCCTATACTCTTCGTAATAGGAGTAATACTAGTTATTGTGTATGAATCTTGGAGTACTCGTACTACAAAGACAGACCACACTTATGTGCCTCACGATAACAGAGAAGTACCTATAACATCAGGTATCTATACACCTAGATCAGCAAAACAGGCTTACTTAAACTCCAAAGATTGGTGGAAAAAGAAGCAACTCATACTAGCTAGAGATAACTACAAATGTCAAATGTGTGGAGATACAGAAACCCAACTCAACATACATCATATCACTTATGAACGTTTAGGAAATGAAGACCTAGGTGATCTGGTATGTATATGTGAAACCTGCCATTCTGCTCTTCATGCAGAACTAGGTTACGCTCAAGACCAAACTTATCCTATCAAGTAGAGGTTACTATGAAAGAGGGGTATCATGTAGTTGCAGGAAATTACGAAGATAATCCTATAAATATTAAATACACTAATACTTTTGATACTCTTGAAGAGGTTATCAAGATGTAGATAGTATTTTTAACTGTTCTGTTGTTTATATTATATATAAAGAGCGATTCTTAGATTTAATATATAAAGGATTTACTTTATAGGAGTATATTGATGAGACCAGAAAACATATTAATGAATAGCTTAGCTATCCTTATCATAGGTTCTATTATACTTTATAACATACCTTAAAATAGATTGTCTAAATCTATTACACCTCTCTTCTCCCTATTCTCTATATATATAGAGACTTTGACTTAAACTATCTTTTGTAAAAGCTAGTTTAGCATATATTCAAAGAAAGTAAATACAAATATAAAAATTATTTTAGGAGCCATTATGGAAGATTTTAAATGGTTAAAGAGTAAATACGGTAGTGATGGATGGGAATGGTACTACAGACAATTAAAATTCCGTACGGTAGTTCTTTACAGCATACCTCTCCTTATACTACTTGCAATAGTAGCAGTACCTGAGTTGAATATTCTTATAACACTACTATTACAAATAGTTTCTTTAATTATAGTACATCAAATAGTTAAAAAAGATATTAAAGAAACATCAAAGAAAGCAAATAGTTTTATACACTGGTACTTTAAAGACTTGGAAGAACGTATCAGAATACTATCTAAATAAACAATGCTTCGGTAGCTTAGCGGTCTAAAGCATCCGTCTCATAAACGGGAGAGCAAGGGTTCAAATCCCTTTCGAGGCACCAAACATAAAGGATTACTTATGCCACATCTAAAAATATTCAATACCTTATATCACATAGATGAAATTAGAGTAGTCCATCCACCAACAAAAGAAACCAGTAAGAGATATGCCAGTAACTTTAAAGTAGATTTTGAATTTAAAACTTTAGACTATCTGACAGGTAAACCACTAACTAGATCATATAGATTCGAAAATAAAGCAGAAGCGGATACATTTTTTGATAAACTGGTAAAAGACCTAGGAGCTACTGATGTCTAGTTTATATATACGAACACTAAATATTATATATTCTTGTAAAACAGTACCTCAGTACGAGGTAGCTGCTTCTTATATAGAGCTGACAGACTTACCGGAAAGCTATAAACAAGGTTTACGTACCTTAGTGTATACCAGTATAGAGTCTTTAAGGAGCTACAATGATAAACTTAATACTAGCAAAAGAACGGAATATATCTGAACATAATATACGTAAGATAGAAGTCGCACATGAGGCCATAGACGCTCTTTTTTCAACTCCTTTACATAATCCTACTAAAGAAGATATAGAACGTCTTAATACTATGCTAGAAGGCTTAGAATTCTACCTCCAATATCTATGGGGTTTTGACCTAGATCCTACATACCATACATACAAATGGAAACACCCTTCCTGTACTTGTCCTACCCTAGATAATCTAGAACGTTTAGGCACTCCTTACCACATCATCAGTCAGGACTGTCCTTTACATCAGGAAACGTGTAATTTGTGAAGTGTTTTTAATGATGGATACAGGAGAAGAATAATGAGTGAAAAAGAAGTACAAGCACTAGACCGTTCAATGTCAGAAATGATAACTACAATAACAGAAGCTATTGAGCGTATTAAAGAACTTGAAGCCTATAGTGATAATTTATTAAGCTATATCGTTAGACTTTCTAATACCTTCACAATTAGTCCAGGGTTACACTTTGAATTACAAGAGATTGCTAAACAATCTCCTCAATATTCAATTAAAAAAATAAAAGCTGATGCTATTCGTGAAACGGCTAGAGAACTAGACAAGCTATATACAGACTGCGATGTTGTAATTGAACTAATGACTAACTACGCAGACGAATTAGAGGGTGATTTATGAAAGATGAAAATGAGTTAGAGGGTAAGTTATGCATAAACAAATCATAGATAAACAACTATATAACATAACCAAAGAAAAAAAAAATGATCAAGATAGATAAGTACTCAACAGGTAAGTACTCAACAGGGAATCGCTCAACAGGGTATCATTCAACAGGGAATCGCTCAACAGGGTATCATTCAACAGGGGATTGCTCAACAGGGTATCATTCAACAGGGGATTGCTCAACAGGGAATCGCTCAACAGGTAAGTACTCAACAGGGGATTGGTCAACAGGGAATCGCTCAACAGGAAATTGGTCAATTTCAAATTACTCAACAGGGCATTTTTCAACAGAAGATTATGCAGGTTTTGGGGCTTTTAATAAACCATGTACCCTAGAAGAGTGGGGTGAAGCTAAGAAACCTGATTTCATTTACTTTAAATTAACGCAATGGGTTCCTTCTGAGGGAATGACAACAAAAGAAAAAGAAGATAACCCTACCCATAAAATAACAGGCGGGTATTTAAAAGTATATGAACATAAAGAAGCTTGGAGACAAGCATGGGAAAAAGCAACAGATGCCGACAAAGAATTACTATATGCTCTACCTAACTTTGATGCAGAAGTGTTTAAAGAAATCTCAGGTATTGACGTAAACGAAGATAGTACTAAAGAATTGACTATCGCTGAGATTGAAAAACAACTTGGTTATAAAATTAAAGTGGTGAAATAATGACTGATTATATCAGTTGAAGCTTTTGAGAAATTGGAGGATTGATTATGTTTAAAACTTATGAGTACGCTAACAACAATGGCAGTTTTGTGGCTTTCTTGGTAATGCTTATTGGGATTATCAGCACAATAGTCGTCTTTACTCTGTTAACAGTGGCGTTTATCGAGTGGAAGATTGATTACGCAACAATTAGGGCATTAATCGCTTTCTCTGTACTAACCCAAGCACCCACTGTATTTGTGTTCTTTCATAAAAGGATGAACAAAGATGCCTAAAAAAACTAGAAACAATTAACGAAGTCCTACACGCTTTAGCTAATGGACATGAAGTGGAAGCAGCAGATAGGAAGCTTTGACATCTATCAATTTAAACTATAAGATAGTTTAATACATGAACTTAACTGAATCCAAAGCTGTGAATCAGCAGTTGATAGCTTACTATCCAGTGATACATTGTTGGTATACTGAGAATACCAGAAGTACTCCCTTGCTTGAAGATGGGAGCGTTTTATTGACTACGACATGTTCAAAGGTAAGAGCCTGAACCACACACAGGCATATGGTGGTGACCATAGCTAAGCATCGACATAAAACCAGATAGTATAGGGATATACTATTGTTTAGGTTTAATCCTCGTTCGAGGTGGTCAAGCTTCGAACCCTTGACCTACATACAATTTTTACACCAGAAGAAGTAAACCTAGCTGCTCAAATCTCAAATACATTCACATTATGTGAAGTATTTTTATAACCTAAAAAGGATAATATAATGAAATTCCCAATTAAAATGACCTCAACAGTTTCAAATGCAGTAGTAGAATTTGATTCACCGACAGCAGGCATTATCTTAGATAAAGGAACTAACGAATTCCTAGAAGAAGGCACCTACGTAAAAGGCTTAGTTGCTTGTACAAATACTTCTTTATGGAAAAAAGTAGGTTCCTCTAATGAAGATAAATACCCTCTAGTATTACGCCATAAAGCACGAACAGAAGTACATATAGTCATGTTAGATGAAGACACTATTATACCTATCAACGCCCCTACAGAGGATAACAGGAAACAAATCAGCTTAGAAGGGACACACTATTCAGAACTAGGGTTAGAGATTATGCCTGATGATACTGTATACCCAGTAACTATCGTACATGATGGTAAAACATTTACATTCGATACCCTATATACAGGTACTACAGATGAAGGTGATAGTTTTGTAGGCAACAAAACACATATCGAGCTTCAAGAAGCTTTAGATAGCCAGGAAGAAGAAGGATCTCAAATGTTTGAAGGTGTCCAAGAAATGTTAAGCACCTTAAAAGGAAAAGTAGCAGACCTTGTAAACCCTGATAAAGACCATCACTACCTAGCTTTTAACGGAAGAACAGGTCAATACGAACGTATCTCTTTAGAAGGTACTCAAATCCTTTCTATTGAAACGCTAGACCTAGAAACAGTAGAAGGTATGGCAGCAATGGCTAACGGAGAACTAAACAGTACTCACTAGGAGTAAGCTATGTCTAAGAATAAATGGCAACATAAACTAGATGCTCACACAAAAAAGAAACCTGGGAAACAAGATTCTTTTGTCTACATCACTATACCTCTTACATATACAGAAGATGATGAAGAAGACCTGGCTTACTACAGGTCTATGGCTAATGAGTGTGCTTTAGAGCATCAAATGGGGGGCACAAGTGAATTCTACTAATCTATATAAGCTATACATGTATACAAAATATCGTTCATACTTTATAACTTATAAAGGTAAAAGAACCTACTGTCACCCCTCTATAAAAAAAGTTGTAACAATTACCGGTTTTCCTGTAAAGGAAGAAGATAGGCCTTTTTTTGACCATACAGAACTTATCCTAGAATCCACTAAACCAATAACCTTAAATAATATAAAAAAGCACTATCCAGAGCTACTTGTATGAAAACTATTATATTTTTACTATCTATACTATATACCTCTAGCTCTTATGCAGATTACCAAAATGAAGCATTAGAGCATGAATGCTTACACCAGCTATACCTAAAAAACGGTAAAGCTCCTTATAAAAAACTAGGGTCTAAATACACTGATTCTTATGGTATCGCTAAAGTAAGTTACGCAAACAAAACCTATAAATGCCATTTTAAAAAAGTAAGAAAACGTTACGAACTAAAGGAGGTGTTATATGGAATATCGGTTCTATAGGTATGAAAATGCTATAGCAGTACTAACATACCACAAAGTACGTTATACAATGTATAGGAGCTACCAAAAAGCACTAGATTCCTTTCTAGATTACTCTTGGGAGTACAGAGAAGTAGATTGTGTAACTGCTATAAATACTTGGAATCAAGAACCTTTACTGAAGATAACAGAAAAGTCTCATCCAGAATATTTTATCTAAGGGAATTAATATGAAACATTTAAAAGTAGCAAAACTAAACCAACTAATTACAACAAACCAAAACGAATTTAGAGCCGGTTGCGTACTATCAGAAAAACGTCTATGTGAACTAGCATCGCTAGATATCCCAAAAACTTATAAGTCTCCTAAAGAAGTGCAACAATTCGCTCTTAAGAAGATGAGTTTCTACGTAACTTTAAATAAGCTATTAGCTAAACGTGGTTTATACATCACTGCTAAAGACTATTACACAGAGTTTAAGATTCTGCCTAAAACAAAAGTACAAGGTAAAGTAAAAAACCTAGACCACCGCTCTAAGAACTACACGACTTCTGCTCGTGTTTTGGCTCAAGGTGAGCGTCTATACCACTCTACCTGGAAACCTTTGACTCCGGATGAAGAAATGGAAGTATCCTCTAGAGTACAGCAAGTGACTTTATAAGTATTTACCATGTATATACTTATTAAATTAATGAACAGCCCTATATACAGTATTCCAGAAGGAACTTCTGATAATGTTAGATATACTTATTACGGCTGGTCAAAAGATATAAAAACTGCAATAAACAATAAGTCTTTTACTACTATATCTTCTTTATACCTACTACATCCAAAAGAAGCAAAAGCATATATCGACCTAGGTCTTCCTACTACCGGAGAAGATTGTTATATACCACTAGAAAACTGGATAAAATTCTTAGAGATGGTAGATAAGATTAAGGTAATTATAAAGCAAGAAACGCCTATCACATTAAGACAGATAGAAACGTACTACCCGGAGTTATTATTATGACAGAAGATAATGTATATTTAATATACGTAACTACTAACACTCCTGAACAAGAATACAACTATACTATGCTTAGCGGTAAGCTAGATAGTGAGAATATTATGTGGTATGGTTGGGCTTCTAAAATACCTGTATTACTACGTCGTGTAGGCGAGCCAGAAACACTCGTCTATGCTGATATACCTGATAATAGGATTACTGAAAACATACCGCCAAACAAACCTATCCACTTATCTCAATGGTTATCAGAACTCGAACACTCTAAAGAACTAAAGCTAGTAATAATACAAGAAGAACCTATAACTTTAACCCAAATAGAAACAGATCATCCCGAACTATTAATATAGAGGTCATTATGACAGACGAAAAATTTGGATTTGAAGAAGCTTTAGCTAACATGGCTACTGCATCTAGTTCCTATCACAAAGAGTATGTATTTTATGCTCACCTTATTTCACAGTGTCGTGTAACATACGATCCAAAACTAGGGGTGACTGAAGAGGACCCTGAAGGTACTCCATGTGATGTAAACTTTATGCATGACCATTACAATCTATTCATTAACCCTACCCTATTTAATCAGATGCCTTTAACACATCGTATGGGTACTTTAAAACACAATATGTTACATATCCTATACGATCATGTAACTCGTTTAGAAGGACGTGATGTAAAGAAATTCCAAAAAGCTACAGATTGCGCTATTAACCAGCATATCAATGCAGACCATCTACCTGATGATGCTGTCACACCTAAAAACCTACTAGGTAATTATCCAGTCTCTGAAAACAAGACAGCAGAACAATACTTTGAGATGCTTCCTGATGAAGACGATAATAATAATGATAATGATGATGATGGGGGTAGTGGTTCATCTACAGGTGATCACCAACAATGGGCTGAATCGCAAGGTGAAGAAGTAATCCAACAAGATCTTACAAAGAAAATGATGGAACAAGCTAATGCTGAAACCCAAAAAGTACAAGGCAATACTCCTTCTCAATATACTGATTGGCTAGATATCTTTAACAATGATAAACAAGTCAATTGGAAACAAGTATTACGTCGTATTGTAGGTAACCGTAGAGCTAACCAACGTAAAACATTACTGCGTAGAGATAGACGTTCCCCTCACTTCGAACATATCAAAGGTCGTACAAAAGACCGTACTTTTGATTTATTAGTAGTAGGGGACGAATCTGGTTCAGTATCTGATACAGAACTAGTGCAAGCTATTTCAGAAACAATACAGCTATGTAAAGTAATGAATACAAGCACTAGATATATCTCAGTAGATACTCAAGCTTACCCATCAGTAGAGTTAAAAGCTAATACCCGCTCTTTTGAACGTAATGCTCGTGGTGGTACATACATCTCAAAAGCCTTAAAACAAGCTTCTAAAGAACATCTATCTTATGATGCCTTACTAGTCATTACAGATGGATATTTACATACGTCTGATGTAGAAGCCTTTGCTGAAGCTAATCGCCCTACTATCTTCTTAATTACCTCAGAAGGACAAATCATGGACCAAATGCAAACAGGTCGTATGAGAGCTATCAAACTAGAGACAGGTGATTAGTATGATAGTAGATATACATTTGACAAAGAGTGGAGAGCACTTACATTTACGTGTAGTAGCACAACCTCCTTATGACGGTCTAGCTAATAAAAATAACCCTTACCGACAATTACTAGATAGTAAAAAAAGGTATATATAAAAACTTAATAGAAAAATTAAAACCTCTAATACTAGAACAGGAAAGAGGTATCAAACATCCTTACGTACAATCCCTATTAGCAAAAAATAGCCTAGAAACACTTCAACTATTTAAACAGGCTAGAAAAACAAATCCGGAATATTTTATATGAAACTTATAACTAGGTTACACACTCCTGATGGTACGATCAATGAAAACCCATTAACATTAGTAGACTTTACAGAGTTTTCTGAAGATATACAGGAAACTATAATAACTCTACTAACACCTGAAGACCAAAAAGCGGTAAGAGACGTATACAAACAAGAACGAGAGCTTATTACTTCAAGACAACAACTTATTGGAAACATTTACAGCAGAATAACAAACGAAATTAAGATTAAACACCCAGAACACTTTATCTAATTGGAGAACATATATGAACATTAAACAAGTATTTAACTTAATTCAAGAAGCGGATGCGGTAGATCACGTACCTCTAATTGAATCATTACACGGTATTGGTAAATCAACAATTTGTGAAACCTACGCTCGTGAAAAAAACCTTCATTTTGAACCGTTAATCCTATCCTTAATGGATATTGGAGATCTTATCGGTATTCCTCGTACTACTCAAGTAGGCGGACAAACAACAACTGTATGGGCAGCGCCAGATTGGTATTCACGTATCGTAAACGCAGCTTGGCCTACAGAAATGCCTATTGACCGTTTAAAGTTTGTAGACACAGGTTTATACGATCTAGTAAAAAATCTAGCTACAGAAATGATTAAACGTGAGAAACTAAACGAGCTATATTGCCAATTCTACAAGCTACCATCTGACGAACTACAATTACTCCGTCAAGAAAATGTAGTATACCTAGATGCAAAACGTTCTGTACTATTCCTAGATGAATTTAACCGTTCACCTAGTGATGTATTAAACGCCTCGTTACAGCTAATCCTAGAAAAACGTTTGCATACACATATCTTACCTAGAGTCGGTGGTAAAGATACATTCATCGTATCAGCAATCAACCCTTCTGACGGTGATTATACAGTAGTAGACTTTGATCCAGCCTTATTAGACCGTTTTGTACAATGCAACCTAGATCCAGATACAAATGCCTGGTTATCATGGGCTAACGACAACAACGTAAATGAAGTAGTACGTGACTACTTAACAGAGAACCCATCAAAACTACACTTTGTACCTAAAGATGGTAAGAAAGGCTCTTCACCACGTTCATGGACTAGATTAGCCTCATACCTAGACAGTATTAATAACAAACCTACTGAGACCACTTCATACTACTTAAAAGGTATTATCGGTGAATCACTAGCAGCAGAATTCTTACTATTCTTACAAGGTTATGCTCGTTCTATGTCAGTAGAAGAGATTCAAGAAATTGTAGAGAAGAAAGCAAAACGTGTTAAAGACATCGAAAAACTAGGTGCTCATGTAGGTAAAGCTATCGACAAGGTAGAGGCTATTAAAAAAATGGAGTTAGCCCACAACCTGCAAAAGGCTTATACCGATGTAAAAGATGCTTCAGAAGCATTACCATACCTAGCTTACTTATACGGGTTGCCTCTAGAAAACTTAACAGCCTTCTTAACAAATCTAAAATCAGACAATCAAACTGCGTTCCAGCAACTAGTGGCTTTTGATGGAGAATTGAATAGTAAAGGTTTATTCCGAAAAATTGTAACTAAGGTAGCAAGCTAATTATGTTACGTATTCTACTATTAGAGACTCTAATATGGAGTCTCATTTATTTCGGTTTGTACGTAACTAACTATCCTATATTTACAGGTATAGCCTACTTCGTACTTATAACCATAACCTTAGCAACAGGTATCTTTGCTATAGCATCACTTGGAATACAGGCAGCAATAAAAAGAAAAGGTACTTTACCTAAAGAGGTGGTACCTGAAGCAATAAACTTCTTACTCAAATCTTCACCTCTGTATGCGGGTATCGTCTTCCTATTAATTCTAGCTAAAACATATGTAATATACTATTCAGGGCATATGGAATTAGCTGTGTTCTATGGAGGTACCTTACTCTTATCTAGTGCATACATTAACCTAGTATTTAGCCCTTTCCTTAAAAAACAAATATTAAACTATAAGCTATAAGGATATTTAAACCTTCTCCAAGGTAACCTATCCCTGTGATGGTTAATCAGGGACCTATTAAAATACGTATTCTTTAAGTACTTATCTTAGTAGGTCAAACCTGCTATAATAGAGTTTCTATCAACTAGATAAAGGCTACTAAATGGCTCGTAAGAAACCGCATAACGCTAAACCCCTAGAAAAAGACAACCTAAAAGTCTCTGATGTCCAACCTTTTAATGACAGACAAGCAGACATTCTCCACACACTCCAAGCAACAGATAAACACATATCCCTACTAGGTTATGCCGGGGTAGGTAAGTCCTATCTAGCTTTAGCAGGTGCATCTCTTCTCCTTGAACGAGGTGACTACAACAAAATAGTAATTATCCGCTCAGCAGTTCAAACTCGTGATATAGGGCATCTTCCTGGTTCGCTTGAGGAAAAAGGCCTAGTTTACGAACTTCCGTATAGAAAGATATTTTCAGACATTTTTAAACGTGACGACGCTTATGACATACTTAAAAAGAAAGACATTGTACGCTTTATGCTTACTAGTTATGTTCGAGGTCTTACTATGGATAATGCAATTATCGTAGTAGAGGAAGCTCAAAATTTTACAGCTCATGAACTAGCTAGTGTAATCACTCGTGCAGGACAGAATAGTCGTATTATAATCACAGGAGACATCCTACAACGAGACTTAACACGAGAGAAAGAGAAAGATGTGGAAAAAGTATTTAAAGTCCTGGAAGAGCTACCACAGTTCGCTAGATTTGACTTTGAAGCAGATGACATAGTACGATCCGGTCTAGTTAAAGACTTCATTATCAAATCAACTGAAATGTACCCTGAAGGGTTATAGACTAATCTAAATATAAGGAGCTCTATATGGCAGCTCCTTACTTACTTACAACCTTCATATACCCTAACGAAACTTGTCTTTACCGAGTGGTAGATCACACTAATCCAAAAAATCCTATATTCTACCCAAGTCATAAAACTATCTCAGGAGCTATCCGTAACTTTAAAACAAAACCTCCTATCCCTTTTCCTAAACCGTACACTATAGCTCTACCTTTCTATACTATAGAATCCCTACAAGAAGGGTATCCGGAGTTCTTTATATGAATATACTAACTACAATCACCCCGAATTTTTTATCTAGGAACTATTATGAACCAAATTAAAGCAACAATCATCTCAGACTCTATCACTCCTGCAGGTAAACGTATTACCTCATTTGAACTGGAGTATCCAAGATTCATCCACGCAGAGCTTATGACCCATCGTCAGTTTAGTCGTAATGCAGCTAGTTCTCGTGCTATCCCGGTATCTACTACTTCTGCTCAAATTAAAGCTAACCCCGCTGTACCTTTTTATTTTGGTTCTAATCAAAAAGGTATGCAAGCAGGTGCAGAGCTTACAGGTAAACGCTTAGACCTAACCCAATCAATCTGGAAAGAAGCTGCTACTTCAGCTGCAGAGTATGCATCTATCCTATCAGACCTAGGTCTCCACAAACAACACGCTAACAGGGTATCGGAAGTATTCCAAACTTACAAAGTAGTACTAACAACCACAGAAATCGCAAACTTCTTACACTTACGTGATCATCCCGATGCTCAACCTGAAATACGTCTCCTAGCTTCATATATGAATACTGCTATGGAAGCGTCTACCCCTAAGCATTTAAACCCAGGTGAATGGCATTTACCTTACACCACTACAGTAAAAAGCACAGAAGGCAAAGTAACATATCTAGATGCTGACGGCACTGTACTAACAGAGGAAGAAGCCATCAAAGTATCTGCTAGTTGCTGTGCTCAAGTTAGCTATCGTGTACTAGACCATTCCTTACCTAAAGCATTAGCTATCTATGACCAACTAGTATCTTCGGAACCTGTCCATGCTTCACCTTTCGAACATCAAGCTACTCCAATGAAAGTAGAAAACCACCTAGATTCTACCTTATTTGAATGGCAAGAAGGTGTAACACATGTAGACAAGAACGGTTATTTTTGGTCAGGAAACTTCCAAGGTTGGATTCAAAATCGTCAATTAATCCCTAACCATGTAATTTCTTAAGGACTCTTTATGTATTTCGATAATCTTAATATTCACCAAACGGTAGACACAGAATGTAAAGGATTATTTGATTATTATACAGATATGACTGCAAAAGCTTTTGAAGACGCTATATACAAGCAATCCCTGGAAAAGGTTCTAGAAAAAGAATTTAAGGGACTTACCTTAAAACAAGTACAAAAAGCTGCTAAAGAGTTATACCCAGAAAAATTTATATAGAGACCATTATGCGAGTAAATATCTACCTAGTAGGAACATCTATCGGTTGTGCTTTAGAGATAGAAGTAGCAAGATATACAGGATGGAGTCACATACAACTAACAGATGACAAAAGCTCTAGACGTAAAGATTTATGCTTTTTACTCACTGACCCGTTGTTAGATTTGTCTTCCTCCCCAGACCGGATGTACCAAGACAAGCTAGATGAAGAAGACTACACCAACGTAAGATTACTAGAATCCTTTACTGTACAAGAGAAAGACCTAGAAACCAGACTAGTTTATTGGATGTCTGTCGTAGAAGAAAAATACCCGGAGTACTTTATATGAAACTAGACATATATAAATATGCAACTATACCTATACTAGAATATGAGATAGACGGAGTAATGGGTATTGCTCATGTAGAAATTAGTATAGAGGACAGTAATATAGATACAGAAAAAGCACTTAAAAAAGCTCATCAAAGAAACTATCCTACAGACCCATCTATGTTATCACTAAAAGAGTGGGCTCCTAATACAGAATTTATTCATATGGTCACAGCAGAAGTAAATAATGTTTCGGAAATTCGTGAAGTATTTACTAATACTTTAAAAAACCTAAAAACAACAAACCCCGAACTTTACCTATAGGAAAATGTATGCGTATATGTATATACTTAGTGGAAACTCATGACAGAAATTACGGTTTAGATATAGAAGTTGCTGGGTACTCTCCTTACACTTTTGCATGTGTAAACACCCACACACCACGATCACATGCTGATCGTGCTAATCTATGTGATGTACTTACCGACCCTTTTTTACGTTACAATACACCTCTCGAATCTTTATACAGTTATAAAGTAAAAGATGAAGAGTACGTTAACGTAACATTAATAGACTCTTTTACAGTACATGAAACAGATCTAGAAACTAAGTTACTGTACTGGCTAGACAACGTTACTTCTATATACCCTGAGTTATTCCTATGAATATATATACACTTTACGATAGCTATGACGTATCACGCCTGCCTTTTATATGTTCAGGCAATAACTGTCTATTTATACCTTACTTGTTGTATGGACGTATAGAAGAAACAATAAATCAGCTTGATGCTGGCTGGTCTAAGGAAATTCTACCTACATATGCACCTATAGCTACAATTCAATCTACATCAGAAAACTTCCTCCAAACACTCCAACAAGAATACCCAGAACTATTCCTATAATAACGAGAATACTATGTACGAACTAACTAAAATGGAACTTGAGAACCGAGATGCTCTTACACCTAAACTAAACCCAATTACAGAATGTGTTATTAATGCTATGCCTTTCCCTACAGTACCTGACAAAATGAAAGCAGTAATAGCAATCTCCCAATTAATTACTTTTGCATCTCAATTCAAACGTAATATCCTACTATGGGATCAATCGACTTCTGTACCAATCAACAGCATCTCATTCGTAGTAGCCGGTTCAGGAGCAGGTAAAGACTCTTCAGTAAAGAATGCTCGTAAATGTTTTCAACCAGGCTACAACATCGTAGAAAAAGAACGAGAGCATCTAGTTATCCAAGAAGCTATTGGACGAGCTAAACATGCTGGTGAAGAGTTACCAGAAGACCCAGACGTATATAGAGACTATATGCGTAGTATCCCACCAATCGACATTATGCCTACTACTGAACCTGGTCTAATCCAGCATATCAACGATATCGGAAACTTAGGTATCTCAAGTGGTTACTTATATAGTGGTGAGTTTGCAGATGAATTAGCTTATAACCAGGATATGCTATCAAATATCAAGGTACTATCAGAAACATTCGATCTAGGTGACAAAGAAGCTAAATACACAAAAGGAGCAGAATTCCGCTCTAACGCTATCTCAGGTCAGCCTGTATCAGCCTTATTCGTAGGTTCTCCTGGACACCTACTATACGATGAACCTACAAAGAAAAAATTCAATGTAGCGTTCATGTCAAAACTAGCTAGACGTTCATTCTTCTGCTATACTCCAGAAGTACTACCAGAACCTAGCTTTGACTCTATCTCGGAAATGTTAGATTACCAGAAAGGTATCCAAAATACTGCTTACGAAGCCCGTGGAGCAATGGAAGATGCTGTCACAGCAATAGCAAATTACGGTATCAAAACTCTAGGTATGGACATCGAAACCTCACCAGAAGTATTCGAGTTATTTGAGATTTACAAACGCTATAATAGCGAAGTAGTAACGAGACTATCTAACCAGGAATCAACCTACGCCCTAATCCGCCGACACCTACAATGGAAAGCACTAAAACTAGCGGGTGCATTTGCCCTACTAGATCAAAAAGATGTAATCTTAGAAGACCACTACATCCAAGCAATTCAATTCTGTGAACTACTAGATGAGGATATGGAACTCTTCGAGAAAGACCTAAATAAATCTAGTCATGAGCTATTCTCAGACTATATCCGCACCCAGTTAGTAGAAGACGGTAAAGCAGAAGTTACAGTACACGACATTAAAAAACTAGGGTTTGTACCATCAGTATCCAAACCTAAACTACAAGAACTAGTTCAATTATGTGCCGGCTACGATCCTAACGGAATCTACTCTGTAATTAATGACGGTGGTGCTATCGAATACGAACCTGTAATTAAGACAGAAGTATTAGGTATCTCATTCAAACCTATCAACATCACTGCCTTAGACAGAGCTATTGAAAATAACGATGCTAACGCCATTAGAGACGCTAAATACAATATTGCTGCTACAGCCTTATACGGATTTGAAGTAGAGGATACTACATTCGCAGAACTAGGTGACTTACTACAAGGAAGCTATGCCTACTCTCCATTCAAATACGCTGATGGAAAACGAGGTAAAGCAAACATTCTAGGAGGTACTAAATGGTTAGTACTAGATGTAGATGAGGCTCCTATGTCTGCAGAAGAAGCTCATTTCATGCTAAACGATGTAAATCACCATATTGCCTTATCTAGTGATCCGTCAAATGAGTACAAGTATAGAATCCTAATTGAACTAGATTCTGTAGTAGACATTAACGCTGTTGAATGGAAGCACTTTTACCTAGGTATTGCGGAAGAATTAGCCTTAAAGGTAGATATCCTACCCCAATCACAAATCTTCTTCTCTTATGAAGGACGTAAAGTATACTCTCAACTAGAAGCAGAACCTTTGACCACTCGTGATTTCGTAATGCAGGCTAAAGAAAAAGCTATTACTAAAGAGCAAAATAATAAAACAACCAATGCTCAGAAGAAAGCACTATTAAACGATCCACTAGAGACATTTAACTTTGCTTACGAAGCTCCAATGGGACAAGGTTCTCGATCCTTAATCAGAGCGGCTTATTATGCAATCGACCTAGGTGCCACTAAAGAAGAGACACTAAACCTTATGGAAGCTATCAACAACTATTGGCAACTACCAATGGAAGCTTCTCGTTTTGAGAAAATTCTAACCCAAGTAACTAGTATGTATTAAGGAGCCGTAATGAATGATGGCGCAACAATATACTTAATACAAAGACTTGACACCAACTCTTTTGCATTTTTTTACACTGGTCTTGATCATTGTTGTTGGTTTTTAGGAGGCTCTATCTACGAAAGTCTTGAGTATATAGACGATACTCAAGAAGATTTTAAAGATCGAGTATCCTACAAAATTAAAAGCCTGCAAGACTATATGAACATTTCAAATATACCTCTACAGGTGTTAAAAACCTTTAATGAAATACCTACTATAGAGTACTTAGAGGATAACTACCCAGAGGTACTCTTATGAAAACATATATAGTAAAAGTAGAGGAATGGAATAAAACAGGTCTTCTTATAATTATAGGTGAAAGGGAAGGAAGCAGGTGGGAATTTACTTTTAAGAATTTTAAAGATAATTTACAAAAAATAAAGAAAAGACTAGAAGACAAAGCTTACACATCAAATAATATACGATCTATAAGTGATTTTAGAAATCGCTTAGGCAAGCCATTAAAAATTTTAGCCACTTTTGATCAATTACCCCCAGTAGAAGAAATAAAATCAACCTATCCGGAGCTATTTATATGAGCAAAGACTACTTCTCTTATAACTCAGGTACTGGAATCATCCCAAAAGATGATTTTCGTATCAGTCCTTCCCAACTAAGTAAATTCTTTGACTCCACCTCTCAGTGGTACAGAGAACATTTACTAGGTGAAGAAGGTTTTACAGGAAATACAGCAACATATCTAGGGACGTGTGTCCACGCAGCAGCAGAGATGTACACAGACTCTGGAAAAGTAGACCATTCAGCTATACTATCCTACATCGACTCTATAAAAGACCCTGAAGTAGATAAGCAAGAGATACGTTCTCAATACCCTGTAATGGTAAATACTCTTATAGCTAAATACTTATCTCTATATAACCATCCAGTAGAGACAGAAATATTTGTACATGAAGAACTACTACCTAAAGTCCATGCTGCTGGTTCCATTGACCGATATGATGAAACACGTAGAAGGATCATAGACTACAAATCCATCGGATCACTAGATAAAGCCCGTGTACCTACAAAATTTCCACGAAACTACTGGTTCCAGCAAATGACTTATGCCTGGATCCTAAAAAAACAAGGTAAGCCAGTAGACTTCGTAGATCTAGTGTACATCAGCCGCTCAAATACAGGTCGTATAAGCGAGAAAACAGGTAAACCTATGAAAGACTACCCTTCTGAAGTAAACATCCTTACACATCAAATTACACAAGATGATATGGACGCTATCGAGGGTATCCTTCAACTAGTATCTGAATCTGTAGACACTTGGAATAGCCACCCAGAGCTACGTCATATCCTAGCTCAAGACCAACGCTTAAAGGCTAAAAAACCTCCTAGACTATTCAAGAATTAGTATGAAATACCTAGATAGACACGTATACCAAACCCAATGGGACGAACAGGGCTATACCTACTTTAACTACGTATCCTACAGAGGATCTGAGTTTTACCACATAGCTATCGCCACTGACGACCCTCATTTTGGTAGGCCAGATACGCCAGAAGAGGTGGACAGCTTCACAGAAGACGACGCTGGTACGTATACCGAAAAGATGTCTCCTTGTAATTATGAACCTCACTTCGTAAAAGACTTGGGCCATGTAGGCGATGTCTACCCTTACCTGCGTACTACTCACCCTGAATATTTCATTTAAAGGAGTTACTTATGGGCTATTGCTCTACTGTTCACCTTACCTTTCCGACAGAAAAGCTTCCAGAAGTCTATAGCTTACTTCAAGAAAATAACCTAATCTATTGGATTTCTTCTGACGTACTTACCCTAAACTCCGTCACTACCTTCGTTATCGAAGACATAAAGTGGTACTCATCTTACGATGAAATAGCCGCAGTAGAAAACTATGCAGCAGACAATAGTACTTGGTTCTCCCTCTTACGTGTAGGAGAGGATGCAGCGGATATAGAACACCTAGGTTTAGATCCTTGTGAATATGATATCTATGCTTACACAGAAATAAATAACCCTGGATCTCCAGAGTCTCTATCCACTGTAAAGGCACAACTCCAAACCACCAACCCCGAACTTTTCTTATAGGAGCTACAAATGGGATACTGTACAGACTTTACCCTAGAAGTGGTAAATGGCCCTTCAATAATAGAATCACCCTCATCAGAGTTCAGAGACAGATTCTATAATCTAACAGGTTATAATGTACACAATCTAGACTATATAAAGTGGTACTCTGCAGAGAGTGATATGAAAAAACTATCTCTTCACTACCCTGACGTAGTATTCTGCTTAGAAGGTCAAGGAGAGAACCATGACGACTTTTGGGTTATATATATATGCAACGGTCACATACAAAATGCAAATAGAAGAATAGTAGAGGATCCAATAGACTTCTCTCAACTAGATAATTACGATAAAAAGTATCCAGAGTATTTATTATGAACCTGTCTAGCATGACCCATAAGTTACACTTACAAGGTATTCAAACCGATATGTCAGGTACTCTTATTAAAGTAGGGGATACCGTACTCTGTAAAGGTTACTATTCTTTAGATAAAGATACATTAGGTACTGTTCTAAAAATAAATAAAAAGTCCATTATAGTAAGTATAAAAACTAAAGTATTGAAATACGGAGAGTACCACCCAAAACCTCTTGGGTATGTAGGTTATTGGGATTGTTACCCTGATAAACATCCAGTAGAGCGTATACAAAAATTAAAACGTTGCGGTATGGACGTTCTTATAGTACCTCCAAATTTAAAACAAACCTTAGAGACGGCAGAGGAAAGGATAGCAGTAAGTTATCCAGAAATCTTTATTTAAACAATCAACAAAAAAAGGAACCACTATGTCAGTAAAACTACTAGTATCTGGCTTATCAGGGGCAGGTAAAACCTCCCTTACAAAATGCTTAAAAGATACAATGGTAATCTACCATGACGGGAAAAAGTACCCTTACTCAATCCCTCACGTTACTGTAAATGACTTCGAAGATGTAAATCAATTTACAGACCTAGTCTCAGAAAAAATCGAAGCTTACAAAGAGAAAATGGGTTCTTACCCTAGATCAATCGTATTCGACTCTGTATCTAAGATATTCGATACTATCTCAGATAACTGTAACCGTAAATATAATAACTATGATATCTACACAAACCTAAACCGTGAAATCAACCTATTTACGTCTTTTATCGAAGATTCTTTAGTCGCATCCGGCATGAACGTAATCTTAATCAGCCACGCATTATATGACTCAGATAACGCTCGTTACTCTCTTGTAGCTGGTGGTGCTTTCGCCAAACGTGGTGGATTTTACGCTGAAGTAGATGAAGCTATCTTTGTAGAGGCTAAATCAAACAAACGTCTTATCCACTTCCGTTCAACGAAATTCCCCGCTCGTACCTTATACGATGAGAATGAAGACCTAACGGACGTAAAAGACTTTAATCTCCAAGAGTATGTAGAAACTCTGGAAGATATCCAACAAAACGTAGATAACTACGAATTGTAACACCTATAAAAACCAAAAAAGGAAAATACCATGTTTAAAGTATCAACAAGTAAAGAAGCCACTCAAGAATCATCTGGTGGTAAGTTCATTGGAAAAAGTGGTATCTATGATATTACTATCCTATTCGCATCAGTAGACACAACTAAAAACGGTGCTACTCAAGTAAACTTCAACATCGAATATAACGGTAATACTCAAACTCTTTGGGGACCTATCGTACAAAATAAAGATGGTTCAGATAACACTATCGGTATGACTCTAATCAACAAGCTAGCTATTATTGCTGGTTTAGGTGATGGTGATGAGCCTACAATCGAAGAAGAAACACACCCAGTAGGTAAAGATAACACAGAACGTGATTTCGCAGTTATCACAGACTTCTCTGACTTAGAATGTAAAATCCGAGTTCAAGAAGAATATTCTACCTACAACGGTAATATCAGCGACAAACTGAATATTAAAGCTTTCTACTCTGCAGATGGTGCTGTAGCTGACGAAATCGTCAACGAAACAGAAATCGGTGTGCAGTTAGAAAAAGACCAAGCTTATGCTTCAAACGTAACCTATCGTGATGGGCTTACTGCTGAAGACGTAGACGCTTGGATCGCAGGCGGACGCAAAAATGGTGGTGGAAACCAGCCTAAAGCTAAAGCCAAACCTAGTGCCAAAAAAGGCCCTTTATTTAAACGATAAGGTGATTTATGGCTAAGCATAAAATATCCGCTAAAGCTTTCGTAAAACTTTGCGAAACCTCTAACATGAATGTTGGAGAAATCCAAAAAAGGATAAAACGAAAGTATCCCGGCTATTGTGCTAGACCTAGCCGTATCTTAAAACGAATAGAGAACTACCGTCGTAAAGGACTCCTACCCCTAGATTCAGGCAACTACGTAAGTACTGGCGAAATCTTAACAGGTACGACTACCCTGTATGACGAAGATGGTTCAATAAAACACCAATATGTAAAAACATCAGTACCAAAAGAGAACCTCCTCTACGCAATGGAGGAAGCAATCGCATCTATGGTTACAGAATACGTCACCCCGGCAGATCCTGTAGGCGGTCCAACCACCCCCTTAAACGAGGAGTTGGCTACTGTCTATATCTCAAACGATCTACACCTAGGTTTACGCAATGCTGGAAACGAAGTAGAAAAAGATTGGAATCTTGACAGTGCTGTACAGACTACGTACAAAGCATACGACTACCTAATGGATTGCTCACCAAAAGCATCCGTAGGTATAGTAGTAGACTTAGGTGACTTAACAGAGAACAATGACGGTTCTAACATGACACCTAAATCAAAGCATGTACTAGATGTAGATGGACGTTTCCACCAAGTTCTTAAAGCAGCTTACGAAACCTTAATATATGGTATCAAATCAGCTTTAGAACGGCATGAAACAGTTTATTTCTACTCCATACCTGGTAATCACGATCCATCAGTTAATCTCTCTATCAATGCTATCATAGAAGCCTATTTCAAAGATGAACCTCGTGTCATCGTTGATTCTGAACCTCGCTCAATCAAATATCATCAACACGGCAAAACCCTCCTTCAATTTGCTCACGGTGATATGATGAAAATGCAGCATACAGGGGAAGTAATGGCACATGATTGTCTAGATATATTTAGCGAAACATTACATCGTTATTCTCATCTAGGTCACATTCATTCTATGAAAGCTATGGATACACGGCTATGTTCAGCTGAAAGCCATCGTAATCTACCACCACTAAATGCCTGGGCCTATAGCATGGGTTTTAGAGGACCGTTAGGTACGATGAAGTCTATTACTTACTCCTCACAAGATGGCGAGCTTTCTCGTCAAACATTTAACGTAAACATGAAATAGTAAGTATATAGAGCCCTCTTAGGAGGGTTTTATTATACTTATTAAAGGCATCTTATGAAAATTACCTTACCCCTATCTACTAATAATGATCCTCAGTATATGTACTATCTTCGAGATAACAACATGGGTTACTACCTACGAAAAAATAATGATACATGGCACAACCGAATACCTCGTTACTCTATAGATAACTATATAGAAGAACTTCACGATCAGCTGTCTGAAAGATGGTGGGAACCTAAGTACTCACGGTGGATTGATGCTAATGTCGTAAAGGTTTTCGGTACCCATGAAGAAGTACTTAAATGGGAACAGGAACATCCAGGATATTTTATTTAGGAACCTCTAATGGAAATATGCAACGAATCTCACCCAGAAATCGTATACACAAGCTTTTGTTGTCCGTTATGTGAATCATTAGAAAAGTACGACGAACTATCCTCAGAGCTTGAAGAAACTCAATACAACTATGAAACAACTTTAGACACTTACGCAGAGCTACGCCAAAAAGTAAATAAAGTTAATCCGGAACTCCTATTATAATGAACCTTACCTCACACCAACAAGACGTAGTAAATTACGTAACAAGTAACGATGACCTAGTCCTAGTAGAAGCTGTAGCTGGAGCAGGTAAAACAACCCTACTTACAGCTATTGCAGACGCAGTACCTCATAAGAATAGTGCTTACCTAGCCTACAACAAATCTATAGCCGTAAACTCAAAAAAGAAGTTCCCTTCTACGACGCACTGCATGACGACCCATTCTATGGCTTACCAAGCTATCGTGATCCCAAACAAACTTAAAGTAGGTTTCTTTAACTACAAATCTATCAAAGAGCGCATTCCTTACCTAGATAAATGTACAGTCATCGATCTAATGAAAGAGTTCTGTCTATCTAGGTACGTAACTTACGAAGAGTTCGTAGAAGCTCAAGAAGAGGACATTAGTAAGTACACAAAACATGTAGTCAAATACCTAGATCTGATGGACAATGGTAAAATCGAAGTATCTCATGAATTCTACTTAAAAAGATTCCATCTAGCCCTAGCTCATGATGAAATAGAGTACGAACCATTTGACTTTTTAATGTTAGACGAAGCTGGAGATTTAAATGAAGTCACTTTAGAAATCTTCCTATTACTACCATCAAAAAAGAAAATTGCTGTAGGAGATCCTCACCAAAACATCTACTCGTTTAATCATACAATTAACTGTTTTGACGTACTAGAAGGTAAAGGTAAAAAATTCAATCTACCACAATCTTTCCGTGTACCTAGTAATATCGCTCCTAAAATCGAATGCTTCTGTAATACCTACCTAGATCCACATATGGATTTTGAAGGTACCTTCACCTCAGACAAAACAATCGAATCTGAAGGCTACATCACTCGTACTAACGGAGCTTTAATCGGTAAGATGGTAACATTAAATGCTCAGGGAACCTCTTACGGATTAACACGTAAAGCATCAGAAATCTTCAAATTACCTTTAATGTTAGCAAGTATGAAGTACCAAGGTTTTGTACCAGATCCTTCATATCAACATATCCAAACAGACTTTAACACTTGGACAGAGAAACCTGATCTTAAAATGGCTCATAAAAGTCCATTTAGTTACATCGCATCATTATACGATGATGACATCCAGTTAGTAAATGCGTGTAAGCTCTTAAACCGCTACGGTAAAGGTACTATCTACGATACTTACAAAGAAGCTAAAAACCATGAAGGTAAAAAGCATCCTCTAACCCTAGCCACAGCCCACTCCAGTAAAGGCCTTGAATTCGACAAAGTTACTATTGGTGACGATCTGAACATGTCTATAGCAGATGTAGTAAACTACGTATCCTCTACTGACAACCCTATCATCACCTCAGAGCAACGTGAGTCTCTAAACCTATACTACGTAGCTTGTACAAGAGCCTTAAAACATATTGAGAATGCTACTCACTTAAAACAAACAGCAAAATGTGCAATGAAACGTAAACTAATCTGTCCAGAAGAGTTCATATGATATATATAATAGAACTAAAAGGTTTAGAAGATCCGCTCCCTAAATTTTTTGAAGCTGTAGATATTGCTAGCTACAAAGCTTTCGATACAAATATAAATAAAATATCGTACTGGGAAGATTCTGTAGAAGAAGCACTAAAATATTTAGAAGATACGACCTCTAGATTTTTTCAAGAAGATATAAAAGAGGTACTTGCTGACGTAGAGTATAAGCCTAAAAATTATAAAATTTATGATATAGACTCTAATTATTTCTCTATATCAGACATAAAGTATAAATATCCTGAGCTATTCTTATGATACAATCAACTATTAAAGTTACACACAAATCTACATCTAATGCCTTTATAGCAAAGCAATGGCTAGATTCTTTACCAGACTTATTTGCCGCAGATTTCGAGACTGCTGTACGCTATAGACCAGAAGAACAAACAGCTTATCTAGAGCAATCAAAAGACCTTACACTCCCTATTCAGCAAAGAGCAGAGCTAATCTCAAAAGGAGAGGCTACAGCACTAGATCACCCAAGCCACTGTACGATTACCCATTTTTCGGCAGCTTGGTCAGATCACGAAGGATTTGTAATAGTAATGGATAATGATGCAGTAGCTCGTGTGGTACTACGTTTCTTAGTAACCACTAAAAAAACACAAATATGGCACAACCTAAGTTACGATGCTAAGCACATAATGTACCATACAGGACAATTTCCACTGGTTTACGAAGATACACAAATCCTATCTAAAACTCTACTAAACCATGTAGATGTGCATAAAGCCTCTACAGGTCTAAAAGAACTAGCAGGCCACAAATACGGAGAATGGGCTGTAAGCTCAGATTACTTCACATTAGATAATATCCACAACCCCAAACTAATTAAGTATGCTGCCATAGATGCTTGTGCTACTTACTGGTTATGGAACGAAATACAATCTCAAATAGAGGGATAGAAATGACAATACAAGAAGCCTATGAAGCACAAACAAAACTCTATCTATTAGAGCCTAGTGATATAACATCTACAGGAAAACTGACAGGTGTATCTCTAAGAGCTTACGAGATAGTACTAGATGAACAAAAGTCTAAATACAGCAGTTACATGGACTATACTCCTAAACCTACAGGCAAACTGTTTACCTTCAAAAACGGTAAAATAGTAGAGACTAAAACTTGTGCAAAGCTGAACAATAAACATATTAACCATACTATAGTTACTACTCTAGGAGAATACACACCTAGCTGGTCTGCTTCCTGTTTTACTGATCCTGTTACAGCCATTGCTGCAAAACAGATGCTTCAAAAGGACCTAATCAACGGGTACAGAAGAGCAGCAGAAAAAACATTAGCTAGATTAGACGCACTAGATAAAGCCATTCCTTCTATTAGCAATATTGTAGAAGAAAATCCAGAATTGTTCCTGTAATGAACCAATATAACTTTGAAAGAACTATAGCAAGGCTAAAAGCAGACATACTATACCTAAAGAAAGTGTGTATTATGCAAAAAAGCTATAACTTAGACGTTATAAATACACAAGCTTTATTAGAAGATAAAAAACGTACCTTACAAACTCTCAAAGAAACCTATCCGGAATATTTAATATGACTTACTCCCCACACGATCTATTACCGGCTCCAGAACCTAAGTATACAGATTACGGACCTACCTACTTCTATGACAATGTAGCCAAATACTTAATAAAAGATACTGTACGTATCATGCATAACGGACTTCATGTTGACCTAGATAAAGTAGAGCAGTTACAGGTAACTTTAGACAACCAGCTAGAAAGTGTAAGCAACCGATTAGCGAGTAATCCACATATTAAAGGGTACTTAGATATACGTCATTCAGTACTAATAGTAAAATACCAAGAAGAACGTAAAACAAGACTACGAGACGCATCTTACTATCTAAAACCATTTAAACCTGGTGATATGACACATCGTAGCTACTTTATGCATATCTACGCTACAAAGTATGGTAAAACAGAGCCTACGGAGCTATTACCGACAGGTATTCCAAAATGGCCTGCTAATCTAGTGAAGAAGTTATCTAAAACAAAGCCAATGCTCAAAAAACTATTAGCTAAAGAGATTACAGACTCTCACCCTATAGCTAAAGAAGCAATGGAGTTACTAGCAACCCATAAAGCAGAGCTACACAACCGTAAATACCTAGATCAGATAGCTTCTCCAGATATCGAGTTACCTCCTTTTAACCCAAACTCGTCAGAACAGAAAAGAGAACTATTCGAGTCTTTAGGGGTCCAGTCAGACGTGGTATCTAAAACAACAGGACTACCTAGTTATGGGAGGGATGTCATTGAAGGTATCGGAAAAATGACAGCAGACCCTGACGTCAAAGCTTTAGTAGATGCTTTAATCGACCAATCCTATGCCGCTATAGTAAGAAACAACTTCATCAACGCTTTCTATCGCTACACTGTAGATGATCGTCTTTACGGTCAATACAAACTCCTAGGGGCCAAATCAGCAAGATATACCAGTAGTAATCCTAACATGCTCAACATGCCTTCTACAGGCTCCATCTTTGCTAAACCTATAAAAAAATGTTTCACAGCTCCT